GAAACACGAACGTGCGTTCGATCGGTAGTTCCCCGACTTCAACACACTAAAGTGATAACGCGCCACAGTACGACAGTCTACACCATGTAGACCATCGAACAGCTGTTCTGTACAGAGTGCACAATGAACGGTCAGAATATTTGTGCAATATTCCGGTATTGCAAAACGGCGCAAAGTGTGCTATCATATAGGTACAAGGTAAGGAAGTAGTTACCTTGTATGAACCTTGACAACTGGATACCGCACATGTGTTCGGTCTATCAAACTGTCTGACAATTTAGATGGTTTAGTTAAGTTGTCTGAAAACTTAGCAAATTGTTCGACATGTCGAATGTTTCACGTGAAACATTTCAAAGTTCGACACGTCGAACCAAAACCCAAACAGGGTAGAAAAGGAGAAAAGATATGAGTAAAAAGAGCACAGCATTAGTAGATGAGCATGTTTGGACGGAAAACGACAAGACGAAATACATTGAGTTGACGGACACTATTAAAGCCTGTCAAAACTCTGCTGACGGACTGGCAAGAACCGTTGCCGGTGCGCTTTCTGAGATTAAGAAGAAAGAGCTTTTCATGTTAGAGGGGTACAAAAATATTTATGAGTACGCAAACACTGTACACGGCATTAGTCGTGGTACAACCTCTGATGCAATTAACACTTTTGACAGATTCCAGAAAGACGGCGCCATCGATAGCAAGTATGCAGGTTTCGCATGGAGAAGTCTGATTATGCTCAAAAATTATACTGATGAAGAGATTCTTGAAATGGGCATTACTGTTGAAATGAACTCTACACAAATTAAGAAAGTCCTCGAGGCTCGAAAAGAAGCAGAGAAAGCTATTGAGGAGAAGAATAAGTCGGAAGTTGCACCTGAAAGTGCAGAGCATGAAGCAAAACCTGAAACTGCTGAACAGTTCGACACGTCGAACGAAACAGAGAGGTCGGAAATCCCCGAAGCGGATGAAAGCTTCCCGACAGTCACCATTCACACCGAGGGAAAGACAATTAAGGAACTTTCAAAAGAGATTGAAAAGTATCTTGCACAGATTCAGAACTCGGAAGTAGATGTAGTACTTACAAAGTAATCGCAGAGTGGGGAGCAATCCCCACTCCCCTTTAAACGAAACGAATGGAGACGAAACGATGAGGATTTTTGATTTATTAACAGTAACACCTGCAAATCGTACTTTATCTATATACGATAAAGATAATAAGTTTGTAGAAAATGTTGGAATAAAAGAAATTTTTGAAAAACCTGACCACAATAACCTGTATCTATTAGAAATTGATAGGATAATTCCTACAAATTGTAAATATGTTTTACAAGTAGTATTAAAATAGCGTAAATTTTCGGAGCGTTAAAAAATGCTCCGAAATTTACATAGAACTCATGTCCGTCTCCTGGGGAGTGTGCCCACACTCCCCGAACATGGCGAATATGAGAGTGTCTCACAGAAAAAATAATGGGCGCAAAGTTCGACACGTCGAACAGAAAAGGAGATTTTGACATGAAAAGTATTATCAACGCAACCGACAACTTCAGTAAAAAAGACGCAATCAACATGAGAAACGGTCTTCCTCTGAAAGATGAACCCAGTGGAAAAACATTCAACATCAGCAAAGCAGCCATAGTAGAGGACACTGATGAGGAAACCGGAGAACTCAAAAATGTATCCGTACTGATTGATAGTGACGGAAAATGCTACACCACTATTTCTGCTACGGTTGCAGATATTATGTCTGACTGCATTGAATTACTTGATGCAGGCGAATCTGTAACGCTTCAGCTGATTAAGAGAAAGTCTAATGCAGGACGCGAATTTTTGACTTTCCAGGTGATGTAGTATGGAACACGGTTTCTACGTTGAAGTCGAACCTGTCATTTTGAGATTTCTCAAAGATAAAGATATTCATATTTTCTATTTCTGTGGCGGTCGAGGAACCGGTAAAACTTACGGTGCTTTAGATATGTGCAGAAAGATCGGTGTTGGAGAATTGAAGCTTGATGACACTGTAGATGACAATAAGTTCTTGTACCTGAGGAGAACAAGAACTGAAGCAGAAACCGTGGCTTCTCCCGAAGCTTCACCCTTTAAGGTCTATAACCGGAATGAGGGTTACGAAATAACATCCGATTTTTCATTTAAACTCGGATTTGGAAATTTCTATCTCGATGCTGAAAAAACTAAACATATCGGCTATTGTGCAGGTTTGTCAACATTTTCAAATTTGAGAGGTGTAGATTTCTCAGACGTAAATTTCATATTGTATGACGAGTGTATTCCTGAAAATAAGAATAAACGTCCTTTAAAAGATGAGGGCTATTTGTTCTTAAATATGCTTGAAACTATCAATCGTAATCGCGCTATCGAGGGTAAACCGGAAGTGGTTGTGTGCCTACTATCAAACCCTATTGATTTAGGAAGTGATTTGTTAGCGCAGTTACAGTTGACAGGTATATTAAACTCTATGATTTTTAAAAATCAAGAGAAATATACCGATCCTAACCGCTCTCTTCATATTGAGAAATATAAAGACCATAAAGTAAGTGCAGAAAAAGCAAAATCTGCCATTTATCGGTTTGGAGCAGGTACTGGATTTAACGAAAGAGCATTGAGTGGCGATTTCGTGGACAATGACCTCGAATTGGTCAAAAAAGTAAATTTAACAGAATATTTCGCGTACATTTCGTTAGCGAATATATATGTATATCAGCACAAATCAAATGGAACTTATCATATTTCTCAAACAGCTAATCCTGCTAAATATACATTTAAAGAAAATGAGAAAGATAAGGTTCGGGCACTGTTCTATTGGCTTTACAAGATATTAGTTATTGAGCATAGAGTCACGTATGACAACTATCTAACCAAAGTCAATTTCGAGCAAATGATAAATTACAAGCCCAGTTACTAATAACATATGACCGCCGACCACTACGTTGGACTATCGGGGCATACCTAGGAATAGGGGATAGTGAGTTTGCCACTCTAAGCGGTCAACCTTTTAAAGTTCGACACGTCGAACAGATTGGAGACGACATGGCTAAATTAGAAGAGGTGCTTACTCAGTTATCTGACCTTGATCCGGAAGCTGATTATTCATTGGACGTTTCGGAGAACAATATCTCTGTAAAACATAATACAGATGAAGATACCCCCGATTTAAGTGAAGAGATAAAGCAGTTGCAGGACAAGGTGACAGAACAGAGTTCACAAATAGATAAGTTAAAATTGACCAACAGAGCATTATTACTCAAAACACCAGTTGCAGAGGGTCCGAAAACACCCGAAGAGATAATATATGCAATGTGCGGTCCGAAGAAAGGAAATGGTGCAAATGCCTAATCAGATTGAAGTAAACCAGATTTACGATTTATGTAATCAGATCTTCCAGCAGATGACTGGACGAACAGATATTGCGGCTGTTGATAGTGCGTCACTGGTTGCAATGGGAAACGAAGTTTCTAATTTAGGTAAGAACGATTTGTGGCTTAACACTTTGGCACGTAGAATTGGTCTTACCATTGATTCTTACAGAGTGTACCGCAACAGTTTCTCCGATTTGTACAGAACACAGGTTGAGTGGGGTGCACTGGTTCAGAAATTGACTGTCGAGATGCCCGACGCAGTAGCCGACGATATGTACAAAGTGGGACAGATGAACGGTCAGGCTCTCGACCATTACATTATCAACAACCCTAAAGCGAAGCAGAAAATTTTCGATAAGGAGACTCCTTATTCATTCTTTATCACAATGCAGGAGAAAATGCTTACTGAAGCATTTCTCAATGCAGGTGCTATGTCTTCCTTTGTGAACCAGGTATTCGGTAAAGTTCAGAATAAGATTGAAGTTGTTTTGGAAGACCTCGCAAGAGTTGCACTCGTCAATATGATGTGCAATCTTTCTACAAAGCAGGAGATTAAACTGGTAACTCTGTACAACAGTAAAAGCGGATCAACTCTCAATCCTCAGACAGCATTATTCGACCCTGCTTTTATGCGTTTTGCAATCGGTATGATGAATAACATTGCTTCTAAACTGGAAACTATGAGTGTGTTATTCAATACAGATGGTTACGACAGATTTACTCCCAAGAGTGAACAGCGTTTCTACGTTTTGGCTGACTTCATTACACAGCTTGAAACTGTAGTACAGTATGCGGCTTTCAATCCCCAGTATGTTAACAAGTCCGTAGATATTGCCGTACCGTATTGGCAGGGTGTTAAAGAGGGAGACGATGTCAATGATATCGCTGTACTCTCAAAGGTGATCGGTAAAGTTGACAGCAAGGTTGATAAGACTATTGAAAATGTTGTCGGTGTATTATTCGATAGAGAAGCTATCGGAACATTCAGACAGGAAGAGAAAGTTCTCACAACTCCCGTAAATGCGCGTGGAGCATATTACAACACATTCTGGCATGAAAAGCAGATGTGGTTTAACGATATGAGTGAGAACGCAGTAATCTTCACACTTAATTAGTTCGACACGTCGAACGGAAAGGATGCGTATGGCAACAGTTCAAGTTGACCTTATGCACACCTCAAAGGCTAGGAACTCTACAAGAGTTCCTAGTACCACTGAGGGGCATATCACAGAAACAATTTGTTATCTCAAAGAGCCCACATCAATAATCAAACCCACCTTAATCATTCAAGGCGCAGACAGCACATTCGAGGGAAAACAATTTCCTGATTATAACTATTGTTATATTAAGGACTTTCATAGATATTATTTCATAACCAACGTCACATCCATTAGTGCATTAGTGTGGCAGATTGATTGTGAAGTTGATGTTTTAGCTACATACAGAAAAGAAATTCTTCAAGCTAAAGGTTTCATACAATATGCACAAACTGGTTACAATAAATATCTCGGAGACCCTAGATTGCCACAATCTACTCAAATATATTCAACTGTATATTCAACAACATTAGCGAATGTTTTGGATAGTAGCGGAATTTACACTTTGACGGTAGCTAATAATACAAGTAGCAACGGTTTTGCAACAACGTACCTATTGACAAGTGGACAGCTAAATTCACTGGTTGAGAAAATCAATAGTGGAATTGACGAAATAAAGAATTATTTTACTAATCCATTAGAAGCAATAGTAAGATGCTCTTGGCTACCAACTTCAGCGGCAATAGCAGGACAGGGTTCAGCAGAAATAGTTATAGGTAAATATTCCACAGGTGTAACTGCGGCAGTCGCGAAAGACCAAGTTAGAGGCGGTTACGTAACAACATATACACCGGCAACTATTGAGGGAATTGTTTACAACGGTTATTTAATGGTGGAACCTTACCATGAATTGCATAGATTTTTACCGGGAGTTGGTGTAGTACAGTTGCCCCTATGTTCTTTCTTCCACACTGGAGAGAGCGATAAGCTAGAATGGTTAATGGAAGTGTCATTCGCTCCAGCAACTGGAGACATTGCATACATATTTCATGCAGGTAACGATTACAGTAACGCAATCGCTTTAACAGTTCAAGGAAATATTGCAACAGAATTACCAGTAAGTGCAACTAGTGCAAACGGTATCGGAATTGCGGCAGGTGTAGGTTCAGTTTTAGCATCAACAGCAACAGTAATCGCTACTGGCGGAAACTTAGGAGCAACAGCAGCGGTAAAAGCCGCTACGCAATATGTAGGTGGTGCAGTAGGAGCGACCCTAGCGATGCAAACTACTACAAATATTAAAGGCTCCATGTCATCTATGGCAACGAAGCAATATGCACATAAGTTTTTTGATAGGTCTATATATCATTTGATAGGTCAAGCACCGTCAGCATCTCTATCAACAATAGGATTGCCGGTTATGAAAACAGAAACATTAGGTTCTCATACAGGATTGGTGAAAGCGACTGGAGTGTGGGTAGAAGCTGAATGTACAGATACTGAACATCAGTTGATAGCGCAATTTGTTAACTCATCAACTAATTTCATTTATGGGGGACTAATCATTGAATAAATATACAGCAACAAAACCGAAAGATGTAAACGGAACATTCATGGTGACTAGAACCGCCTTTTATAAAACTGAGTTGATGAAACTTGTTGGCGGTATCTTTAAGATAGAATGTCCTGTCGACTGGGATAAAGATTATATGAGAGACACTCTCTTGCGATATGGTTATTTAATAGTATCAGACACAGATTTTGGAGTACTACCGTTGCAAGGCGCGTTGCAAGGATACAATTATTTTAACAATCCAACAGATGTAATCATAAATGTCCCTTTGATTCCCGGTCTACATAAAAAAATAGGCACCGATTGTGAACTCCTATATATACAGAGGATTCCACAGTCAAGAATCTATTACAATTTTGTCAGAATTGTAGACATTTATGCACAGCGATTGGCTTCAGCTGATGCCGCTATTGATGTAAACTTAATGAATAGTAGAGTTGCATACATAGCTGAAGCAGAGACTAAAGCGCAAGCTGAATCAATCAAAACAGCTTACGACAAAATAAGTAATGGTGAACCATTAGTGGTTTATCGTAAAGATGTTGCACTAAACGCAACCGGTTTAAACGTGTTCTTTAATAACGTGAAACAGAATTACATTGCGGATATGGTGCAGGATTCTAAACGTACAATCATTAACGAATTTCTAACAGCTATAGGTGTGAATAATGCGAACACGGACAAACGTGAGAGATTGGTTACCGGAGAAGTGGATGCTAATAATCAGGAACTGGTAGCAAACACAACAATTTGGAAAGAAAATCTCAAACTTTGTTGTGATAAAATCAATACAATGTTCAATGTAGGATTGAATGTGACATTACAGTTCGACGCGTCGAACAGAGAGGAGAGTAAAGATGACGTTAGTGGACAGCGTGAATCTGTGGATGATGTTACACAATAATGAGTTCTACTTTCAATCAAGTGACATTGATACTCGAATCAATAAAGATCATATTTATCACATAATAATGTCACAATATGCAGACCTCGAATGTGTATATTCAGATACCAGTTACATGCACAAGAATGTTGAACTGTTTTGGATTAAAAACAAAGACAGAATTGGGAAACTGCTCGACACTCTTGAGATAAAATACGACCCCATTGAAAATTATTCTACAGTCGAAACTGGTAATCTCGATGCTAACGGTACTAAAAAGTTCACCCAAAAAGATAATACGAGTTCGACAACTGACGAAACTATCAACACTGAAAGTAAACATTTCGTTAGTGCGTTCAATAACATAAATGGTGAGGATGTCGAGCAGACTAGAGATACTGCTAGCACAACTGATAATACATCATTCAATGAAGATTACAACAGTGGACAGGATACTGGAACAACAGACCATGAAGAGACATTAGCCACCAAGAAAGGACTTACAAATCTTTCATATCAGGAACTTATTGACAAACAACGTAGGACTGTACAGTTCGACATTGATGATTGGATATTAAGAGAGTTCGCGAAAGAGCTCCTAATATGTGTATGGTAAAGGAGTGACACTATGGCATATTCAGAATTTCCACATACCAACTATCACGATTCAGATTTGAGAGAACTCATTGAATTGTATAAGAAGTTGGTTGACGAGTACCAGGGAACTTTGAGCACAATAACTGAAGTGAATAACAGACTTACAAAGTACGAATCTAACGTACCGCATTATGTTAGATTCTTAATGGACGAAGAAATTCAGAAATATATTACAGCTTGTAAGAATGAGAAGCTTCAACTTTCGGCTCAGATTAAAATGTTGGAAAACGACATTAACGATGTGCGCACAAAACTGGAAAGAGAAGTTCGCTCACTCATCGCTGACGATAATGCTCTTGCTGATGAAATCAGAGAATGTCGTAAAGAGTTTTTGAATACACTTGAAGTGTATGACAGAAAGTTCTCTGAAATGCGATTGATGATTCTCGCAAGTTCAAGCAAAGATAGGAAGACACTGGAGCGAGCAATCGCTGATATGAAGAAAACTGTAGCAGACATTCCAAAAAGTGAATTGCCGGTATTCAATCCGATCAAAGTTGCGAATGACTCTATCAATGGAGCGATAAACGATATTTACAATATAGCACTCAACCGGTTGGGTTTTACAGCAATAGCATGGCATAAAACAACTCACATCACTGCGCAGTATTTCAAAGACAGTGACATTAGCGCAATGACATATTGGATGTATGGCACTACTGAACTGGGAGCTCACAATATGATGTTCTCTCCCGTGAGTGGAAAGTACACCACTGTTAAAATGGCTATCTATGAGTTGGCAGATTTCCTCAAGGTTGGTGAGTTCAGCAAACTTACGGCATCTGAGTTCGACGCGTTGAACTTGACAGCTAAGAACTATGATGATAAAAATGTAAAGGCACAGTCTTATGACTGGCATGGAAAGGAGATTACAAATGTATAAGAAAGGAACAACCAATTACAATCTTCCCCAGTGGGATGCACTGGAACACCCCGACTTTTTGGACGATATGAATCCTGCTTACAACGTGATTGATGAAAAGTTGCACAACGTGGAAACTGGTAGCAATAGTGCACTGGAGCAGTTGACAACTCTTACACCGATAGTTGAGGGTCTGAATGTTGACATGGATGATGTTCAGCATGATGTAACAGATTTACAGACGAGGTGTACGAATCTCGAACACACACAGTTAGACCACGAGAGTCGTATCAAAAATTTGGAACAGCATGATACTGACATTGATAAGACGCTGGTTGGGTTCGACGAGTCGAACACTGTGCTTGCGGAGTTCAATAAGACTAACACTTATATCGACGAAGTGAAGAAGCTTGTTGATATCAATATAAGTAAGAATAACTATTTATTCGACGGCATGGAGTATGCAACCAACAAATATGTTGGAGAAAAGAATGTGAAGAGAAAGAGTGGAACTCTCACAGTTCTTCCCAATACCAGCGAGGGAGCTATTGTACTCGCAACAATTCCGACCGGAGTTACAATTTTCAGTATGTGCGGAACTGGAATTTTTGTTGCTAATACCGCAACATTAACAGCACCTTTAACTGGAATGGAAGTCATAGAGAATGAATTGTCAGTTAATCTGACAAATCCTGGTGGAGACTTCAATTCCGCAACTATCAATTTCACCGTAGAATATTATTAAGGAGAAAGAATATGGAAACAGCACAGATGGTAATTACAGCAATTAGCACAGTTGGTTTTCCTATCGTAATGTGTGGCGCATTATTTTGGAAAATGGATAAGCAGGATAAAGAGCATAAAGAGGAGATGAACAAATCAACAGAAGCTATCAACAACAACACTGTTGTATTGCAGAAGCTTATGCAGATGCTAAGTGACAAGATTGAGTTCGACACGTCGAACAGTAAGGAGAAATAATATGGCTGTTAATCAGGATTTCAAGAAAAGTACAGTAAGTACTAGCAATCACACTCAGAACTATGATTTACCGTTGTGGGCAGGTGAAGACACCACAAGTTGGCTTACGCAGATGAATGATGCCATGAACAAGATCGACGACGGTATGGTAGATGCGAAGAGCAAAGCATTGGAAGTAGTTGGCATTGCGGCTGACGCAAAGAAGTTGGCTGATGAAACCAAAGCAGAAAGTGCGGCAAGTGCGAAGATCGTTGCCGGTTATAACGATAGACTTACTGCGGCAGAAGAAAAGATTGTCGAGCATACTCAGGACATTACCAATCTCAATACGAGAAGCGATCAGTTCGACGTCGAATTACATAGTGTGCAGGAAGTACAGAAGAAGACTACCGCTGATTTGGCTACGTTGGCGGCTAAAGTTGACGCTAATAAGAGTGATGCTGATGCGAAGATTACTGCGAATACGGAAGCAATCGCGAGGACTGATGCGAATGTTGCAACTGTGAGTGGTAAAGTGACAGCATTAGAAACTGAAGTTGGTGAAGTGTCCAGTGCCACACAGACTAACACTAATGCAATTAGTGCCATTAACACCACCATCGAGAGTATTAAAGCTAAGGACACTGAACAGGACGGAAAGATTGCGACGAATACTACTGAAATAAGTTCTTTGGACGGAAGAGTTACTGCGTTGGAAGATGGCGGTGGTAGTAAACCGATTAGAGCGATAGTTAGAAATGGTTTATCAATGCCTAGTGGTTATAGATTAGGAAACAATGTCGTAGTTATCACTCAAGATGTAGTATATCTGTATGCTATAATCAGCTGGGACGGCAACAGCGCAGCTAATCAAAAACTAACTCTAAGTTTTAACTTAAGTGGTGAAGCTTATACTAAAATGGTCGAACTATTAGGTGAAGATTTCACATTATGGGGACCGTATACTACTGTATACGATAATGTTACAAAACCGACACGGTATGGCACAGCAAGTATTACCAAATATACAGCTGCTGGTGGTGGAATGGGAATTGACTTCAATTTGGAAACTTCTTATTCCGGTCCTAAAGACTTGAGTTTTAAGCTTATCGGTGTAGTTGGAAAGGGAGAGGATTGATGGTAGTAGACGAAAAAGGTTACAACTTAATAAAACAATTCGAGGGTTTACGATTAACCGCTTACCGCTGTCCTGCCGGTAAGTGGACAATCGGATATGGACATACTAAAGGTGTTAAGAAAGGTATGTACATATCGGAAGAAGTTGCTACACATTTTCTTATTGAAGATGTTCAACGCGTCGAACCGGTCATCAACAGTTACGATGGAATTTATCACTGGACGCAAAATGAATTTGATGCGTTAGCAAGTTTCGCTTTTAATTGTGGTACTGGCAATCTTAAGAAATTGCTTAAATATGGACAGCGTACTAAATCTCAAATTGCAGATGCTCTTTTGTTATACAACAAAGCAAATGGTAGAGTGTTAAGAGGATTGGTACGTAGGCGCAATGCGGAACGAGAGTTGTTCACGAAAGGATAATGTATGTATTCGATCAAGCAAATTAAAGACTTACAACGCAGTGCGGTAAAAGGAGATAGAGAGGCTCAAGGGCTTCTCTTTTCCTATACTAATGAGATAGCAAAAGAAGTGAATAAAAGGTTAATAGGACTTGAGAAAGAAAAATATGATTATGGACAAGGGTGGGCGACTGCTGTAAACTATACTCAAGTTATGTATGAAAGTAACCGTTTCGAGTATGCTAGGAATATGGATAAGGACTGGTATCAAATGGGGCAACAGTCTCAGATTGGTATTAAATTCTTAGGATATGAAAGTTCATCTGTTGAGGGGCAAAGAGCAATAGAGGAACGACGTTTCCGAAAGTTCAAAGAAAAGGGAATTTTTGATGAAACGGTTACTAGACGTAAAGCTAGAAATTTTCTCCGTTTTTTGGGCAACGAAGAAAGTGAACAAGTTATCGAAAGTTACGGAAATAGTAGCACAGTAATCGAAATGATATGGGACGCATATCAGAAGAAAGATAATTCACGTGCTAAAATGCTTAAAGCTTTCGATGAATTTAATGCAGGATTATACGATTTTGACGAGACAATGAGGAGACTTAAAATTGATATCACTCAATATCCAAGGAAAAAAAGAGATTGAAGTATATAATGTGGGCGACTTCCCCTATGAGAAGTTCAAAGGAGTTCGACGTGTCGAACGGGGAACTAAAAAATATTTCGATGTTGTGTGCGCTTTCGATATAGAGACAACAACAATACATGAAGAGGAATGTAACTATTTCCATTCAGATTTCGGTTTCATGTATATTTGGCAATTTTGTATAGGTCAAACCATATGTGTGGGTAGAACGTGGGATGAATATAGAGAATTTCTCGACAATTTGAAAGAAATTTTGGGAGTCGATTGGAGAACTAGATTAGTCGTATATGTACACAATCTACAATTTGAGTTTCAATTTCTCAGAAATTTTTTTAAAGTTGAAAAGGTATTTGCTAGGCATAAAAGAGATGTTATATATGCAGTAGTAGAAGACATTGAATACAGATGTTCATATGCATTAAGCAATATGAGTCTCGACAAATTTCTGAAAAATAGTAAAGGTGTGGAAAATTTTAAATTAAGTGGTGACGATTTTAATTATAGAATTAAACGTTACCCCGACACACCGTTAACTAAAGAGGAAATAGAGTACTGTGTTGTTGATGTTCTAGGATTGTGTCAGGCTATAAAATCTAAACTTGATGAGGACACACTTTGCACAATTCCGATGACTTCTACTGGTTATATACGTAGAGAGTTTAGAGAAGCTTGTCTCGCAGAAGATGGATATAAACGACATATGATGAGTATGGCATTGACAGAGCACACATATGCCTTATGTGTAGAAGCTTGTCGAGGTGGAATTAGCGGTTCCAATAATATAAATACTGGGTGGACAATAGAGGGAGTTGACAGTTTCGATATTAAGTCAAGCTACCCATACCAAATGGCTACAAAATATTTTCCACAAAGTAAATTCATGCCAATACATTTACCTTTACACACTGATTTAAAATATCTAAAACGATATTTAGACAATAAGTGTTGTTTAATCGTTTGGGAATGTCGCAATATTAAATTGAAAAATTGGGAAAGCATTCCGTACATAAGTAAAGCAAAATGTAGAGCAGTTGTACGAGGAGAACACGGACGTTTCGGAAATGGTAAAGTCTATTCAGCAGAACGGATTGGAATGTGTTGCACTGAAATAGACTTCAAAATTATTTGTGATTCTTACGAATTTGAAGATTTATCGGTACACGAACTTTGGATTGCTGATAGAGGTATGTTATCAAAAGCATTTCGTAAGAAGTTAATGGACATGTTTCAAATGAAAACAAATTTGGAAGACGGTGACAAATATTTATATGCTAAATTCAAAAATAAAATAAATGCCGCTTTCGGTATGATGCTTACTGATATATTAAATGCCGAAGTTATTTATGATAGCAGTGCTGATGAAGTGTGGCAAGTTGGTGAAATAGAAGATGTTGGTAAGGCTCTTACAAGATATTATCACAGCAAAAACTCTTTTTTAAGTTATCAACATGGTGTATGGGTTACGGCTCACGCTAGAGCATGCTTGTATAAGGGTATGAAGATTGTAGGTGATGATATAGTACAAGTTGATACGGATTCTGTTAAGGCTATCGGAGAGTATAAAAAGGAGTTCGACGCGTTGAACGCTCAAATTATGGCTGAAGCAGAAACGTTTGACATTAAACCGTATGCTATTAAAAATGGACGCAAAGTTTATTTGGGTATTTGGGAGCATGAAAACGGTGATTATAATGTGACATATGCACGTTTCAAAAGTTTAGGTGCTAAAAAATATATGTATCAAGAAAGTGGCAGTGATGAATTACATACAACAGTAAGCGGTCTACGCAAAGATGCGATATCGTGGATTCGAGATCATGGCGCTTTCTCTGCTTTTAAACCTGGTACAGTAATTCCGTCAATAATAAGTGGCAGAACTGCAAGTAAATACGTTGACGTTAAACATCCACACACTATAATGATTAAAGGGCATGAAATTACTGTGGGTTCCAACATCGGAATTTGTGATGTTAGTTATACGTTGGGTGTTACAGATGAGTGGCAGGAAATGATATATGATGAATCGGACAGTTGAGCGGTAGAAATACCGCTCTTTTGTTGTGCCCATATATACTGCGAGTAGGAGTCCCAATAAAAAAAAAAATTCGACGCGTCGAACCGAACATGTGTTCGTATTT